AAAGAATATCTAACCGACCACAAGAGTGGTCATGGTGAATTTGTGAAAGGAGTATGGGTTGCTGCCAAGAGTATACCTGGTCGTGCCTTCTACTTCGAGACTTATCTACCAGACTATGCTGCAATGTTTGATAAATTGCCAATCTCTGCGTTCACAACCGACCCTGAGACACCGAAACCAGACATGACCTTACATAATCTTCAGTTTTGGAATTGCATGGACTACGGAGTTGTAGCAGTACAGAAGCAGTTTATCGGTTCAATGCACTATGAAGTGCTTACAAGAGACTATGGAACGCAAACAGGCACTTATATTTGCACTCTAGACAATTATCATCAAGATGTAGACGCAATTGACTACTCAACAAGTGAACAACCAGCTGAACATAAGAGTCATAATCTCTTAGAATTGGATAATGGACAGTTTTGTCTCTATCCAAACAACAGAATGAGGATTTATGATAACAGTATTACTCCTGAGACACCTAAGAATCCCGATTTTAAGGTATCAACCGTGTATTATCAGGTAGAAAACGGTCATGATCGTGATGGATTAGGTTCAGAAGAGAATTATTTTTGGAAAACAGCAAAAGAACGAAAGGAAAATCCAGAATTAGGATAAATAAATCATTACGGAGACAAAAATGGTCATTAAAATGGACAAATCGGAAGAATTTGCTAAATCTGGTCGAAAATTGATCAGTGAGTACGATGGTGATGAGTATTTTAAGGAAGAAGAGGAGCAAAAACCTCAATTTTTGAAAGAAGAACAATAAATAAACGTAATATTAAAAAACCCTTATAGATATATTAGGAAAAATATATCAAATTGAATGGTAGTTAAAATTTCTCGTGCATTTAAGGACATTAGCTTGTCGTTTACGAAGCATCCTGTCACAAACGATGTGACTGTGCTTCGAAATGAAGATGCAATTAAGAAATCAGTGGTTAATTTGTGTAGAACACGTCTTAATGAGAGGTTTTTTAACGAATTATTGGGTACATCAATTGAAGATTCGTTGTTTGAGACGAATTTAGATGACATTTCATCATTTCTAGAGAGAGAAATCACGGTTTTACTTAAAAATTATGAACCAAGGATTACATTACGTCATGTCATAATCGATTCTCTAGTTGATTCATATGAATTACAGATAAGAATTGAATATGAAATTACAGGTTTGCCATTTCCGACACAAAATATCGAATTTTTACTTCAACCGACTAGGATATAATGTCATTTACACAGTTTACTAACCTCGATTTTAATACTTTAAGAGCTCAGATCAAAGATTATTTGAGATCAAACTCAAATTTTACTGATTTTGACTTTGAAGGTTCAAATTTTTCAATTCTGATTGATACGTTAGCATATAACTCTTATATAACTTCGTACAATACAAACATGGCTGTCAATGAATCTTTCATTGATAGTGCAACTCTACGTGAAAATGTTGTATCACTTGCAAGAAATATAGGATATGTACCAAGATCAAAGAAATCAGCAGTTGCAAGAGTTAGTTTTAATGTAGATGTAACGTCATCAAACGCACTTAGTGTTAAATTAAATGCAGGTTTAGTTGCTTTAGGTAATGTTCAGGGTGGAAATTTTATTTTTTCTATACCCGAAGACATCACAGTTACTCCAAATAGCAATAAACTTGCAAGTTTTAACAATATTGAGATATATGAGGGTACTTATTTAACAAAATCCTTTGAAGTTATTAGTTCTCAAACAAATCAGAGGTTTATTTTACCAAATTCTAATATTGATACTTCCTCAATTCGTGTTCAAATAGAAGAAAATGGAACATCTTTACCATATACTGCTTACGCAAACATTTTTGATGTTAATTCTGAGTCTAGATTGTTTTTAGTCCAAGAAATTGAAGATGAAAAGTATCAAATTTTATTTGGAGACGGAGTTTTAGGTAAAAAACCAGGTAACGGAGCTATAATAACAGTTAGTTATATTGTAACAAATGGAGAAAATGGAAATGGTGCTGCTAATTTTAATTTTTCTGGGACATTAACAAGTAATACAGGAGCAACTATCGTAGATGGTATATCGCTTCTAACGACCATACAATCGTCTGAAAACGGAGATTCAATAGAATCTATAGACAATATAAAATACCTTGCTCCGAGGGTCTATGCCTCACAGTACAGGGCAGTTACACCAAATGATTATACAAGTCTAATACCATTTTTATATCCAAATATTGACTCGGTAAGTGCTTATGGAGGTGAAGAACTTGACCCACCTCAATTTGGAAAAGTTTTTATTACTGTCAAACCTAAAAATGGTGAATTTTTAACTGCTGCTGCCAAAGATTCAATTAAAAATGATTTGAAAAAGTACACAGTGGCTGGAATTAAACAGGAATTTCTTGATTTAATGTATCTATATGTTGAATTTAAAACAACTGTTTCTTATGATTCAGGATTTATCTCTGATCAGTTAAATTTACAATCAAGAATAATATCTGCGATTGAAACTTATGCAAAATCAGCTGATATTAACTCATTTGGGGGAAGATTAAAATATAGTAAACTATTATCTCAGATTGATAAAGTTGATACTGGAATAACTTCAAACATTACAACTCTTGTAATTAGAAGAAATATGATTCCTCTTTATAATCAATTAGCAACATATGAAGTTTGTTATGGAAATAAGTTCCATGCTGATCTAGAGGGTTTTAATATTCGTTCTTCTGCATTTAGAATTGAAGATGTTGATGGAGATGTCTATTTAACAGATTTACCAAATAGTGATCAACTTACTGGAGTCGTTAGATTCTTTACAATGAATAATGGTATTATAACTTATATTAACAATAATGCTGGTGTAGTTGATTATGTAAAAGGAGAAGTCGATTTATTTCCATTGAATATTGTATCTACGAGTTTATCAAACAGAGTTGAAATTGAAGCAACACCAGAATCGAATGATATTGTTGCAAAAGAGAACCTTTATATTGTGCTAGATACTACAGGAAATAGTCAACTAAATCTATTAGAGGATGTTCTCGTTTCTGGTTCAAATGTATCAGGAACAAATTATTCACCACCATCTAGTTTTATTAGTAATAAAAAATATACAAGATAACAGATGTCAGATAAAAAAGTTAAAATTTCAAATATTCTTGGTAGTCAGATACCAGATTTCATACAAGCCGATAATCCTCTTTTCAAAGAATTTTTAAGTCAATATTATAAATCTGAGGAACGTGAGTATGGATCAACTTACTTATCTGATCATATTTCATCTCTTAAAAATATTAAAAATGTTGCAGATATATCAATAGTTGAAGAACAAACAATTCCATTACCAGGAACCACAACCCCATCTTCACCAGTAATTCTAACATCACAAATATTTGCATTTGATGATGTGATAAATGTAAATCAAACCACTGGATTTCCAGAAAGTTATGGACTTCTAAAAATTGATAATGAAATTATCACATATAAAGGAAAAACTGCAACATCTTTTACAGGATGTATTCGTGGATTTAGTGGAGTATCTGAAATTAGCACAATTGATAATCCAGAATTTTTAACGTTTAGTGATACAAATGCTAGTGTGCACTCTGCAAGTTCATTAGTAGTTAATTTAAGTTTTGTTTTTGTAACTGAATTTTACAAAAAATATAGATATAATTTTTTACCAGGTTTAGAAGGAAGAAATTTATCATACGGTTTAAATATAGAAACTGTTTTATCAAGAGCTAGAGATTTTTATAATTCAAAAGGAACAGATGGTTCATTAAAAATTCTTTTTCAAGTATTATATGGAGAGTTAGTTGATGTAATTAAACCTTTTGAACAAACACTTATGGCATCGGAGTCTGAGTATGATATTTCTGATGATATTGTAGTTGAAGTTATTTCTGGTGATCCCTTAAATTTAGTCGGTGTTAAAATATTTCAAGATTCATTTACCAATCCCACAGCCAGTGGTGCAATATCAAATGTAAACACTAAGTTTCTAGGAAATAAAAAATACTATCAAATATCTTTCTCAAAAGGAACTATAATTGATAAATTTAAAATATCAACAAAAACAAAAGTCGCAACAACTGCTATAACCTCAGATATTTTAACAGTTGACTCTACAATTGGATTTGGACAAACAGGAAATTTTTATTACACTAATAATGATAATATTTTAACATTAGTAGAATATACATCTAAATCTAGTAATCAATTTTTTGGATGTACTGGAATTAGTGAAACATTATATGAATCTGATCCGATAATTGATACAAATTTTGTATATGGTTATGAAAATAATGATTTAACTAAAATATGCACAATGAGAATTGTCGGGTCAATTTCTGGAGTTTCAGATGATGTCTCTTCTACTAAGTATTTTGATTTTGATGATTTAATTGGAGTTAAACATTTAGGTGAAAAATATGATCCAAATGATAAAAAATTTAATACTTGGTTTTATAATAACTTATCATATATTGATGTTTTAGGACGTGAAGCTGGATCTATTGCTGGAACAAATTTTATAACTGAAACTGAGCATTTTTTAAATATTGGAGATTACGTAGATGTAAAATTTAAAGAGTCTGGAGTAACAGAAATAGAAAATGCAATAGTTTCTGAAATAATTGATTCTAAAGAAGTTTTGCTTGATGGGGGAATTAGCAAAAATGGAAATCCAATGGATAGTACAGAATACAGTAAATTAGCAGGTGGTGACTACGTTATCAAAAAGAAATTTAGTTATGTACATTCAAATTTTGGTATTCCATCTCTTCTTTCAAATATCCAAAATTCTTTTTCAGACATAGACAATAATACGTATGTTGCTTGTTCTGGATATCCATCTTTTGCTAGTAATGATACGAATAATAGATCACAAAATTTTTCATCAAGTGGGATTAGTACAAATTCAAATACAATTAATATTAATAACCATAAATTTATAAACGGAGAGAAAATTTATTTAAACATTTCTCCAAACTCTGGAATTACTGGGTCTAGTGGTTATTATTACTTAAAAGTTATTGACGATAATAATTTAAAAATAGCCTTAAATTATGCAAATTTATATAATAACTCTTTCGAACCGATTAAATGGAATAATATAGATACAGGAAATCATTCTATAACTCCAGCAACTTTATATGATGGTAAAAAGTTAAGTAATCAGAATAATTTTAAGAGAATATATCGAAATCCAAAGGTTAAAAAAACAAAATCAAGTATTACGGGTGCGGTAGGGATTGCTTTAAATGGAGTTGAATATCATTCACCAATTTCAAATGAATCAATATTTTATGGAATGATTGATAAAATTGAAGTTACTAATCCTGGTCAAAATTTTAATGTAATTAATCCACCAACATTATCGATTACAGATAGTATTGGTACAGGTTGCGATGTAATTGCTAACTATTCGGGTAAAGTATCAGAGGTCGTTGTAAATGAACCAGGATTTGATTTTTCTGAAGTTCCTTCTGTAACAATAACAGGTGGAAATGGTTCTGGAGCAGTTTGTGAAGCAAAACTAAGAGGATTCGTTTATAGTAGATCATACACAGATTTTGATTTAAATTTAACAGATGATACATTTGTAGGTGATCATAGATTCTCTGATGGTGAGGAAGTAACTTATATTGCCACTGGAGTTCCAGTAGGTATCAACACGGGTATAAATGTAGGATTTGCAACTGATAGATTGTCTTCAGGAACATCTTACTTTATCGCAAAAATTGATAATAATTCATTTAGTTTAGCTGTAACAAAAGATAATGCATTAAGTAAAGAAAATTTATTAGATCTATTTTCTTTTGGTAATAAAACACATACTTTTAAATCTAAAAAAATAAGAAATATAATTGATAGAATATCGGTAAAAGAATCTGGATCAGTTTATGGTAAACATCGTGTTGAAATAACATCTGAACAGTGGCCACCAAATGATAAAAAAGATTTATTTAAAAAATTTGTTGGTATAAACACTTTTAATAATTACATTTATGCCAAAAATCATAGTTTTAATGACGGTGATGTCGTAAATTATATTTGCACTGGAACTGTCATATCAGGGTTATCCACAGAAACATCATATAAAGTTACAGTAATTGATAGCGATAAATTTAAATTAAGTGATGCAGGAACAGCTACTAGTATTTCAAACACAAATTACAATAGAAAAATATACGAAAAATTAAATAGTGTGGGTGTAGGTACGCATACATTTAAATATCCTGATATTCAAATTGAAGTTAGCGGAAAGGTTTCTGTAGGAAATACATCTGTAATACCTGACTATTATAAGGCATCAGTAGAGGTTGAAGTAATAGGTGGATTAAAAAATATTTTTATAAAAGATGGAGGAGTTGGATATGGAGTTACAAATATTGTAAATTATGAACGCACACCAAAAATATCTTTATTAAGAGGAAGAGATGGATTTATATCTCCTATAATTTTTAACGGTAAAATTGTTGGTGCAACTATTGGAAATGCTGGTTCAGAATATACCACTCCACCAAAACTTGAGGTTGTGGGACTTGGTGGAACAGCAGGAACAGTTGGATCATTTGCGGAACTAAAGGCAGTTATTTCTGATGGAAAAATAACTGGTGTAAATGTGATTTCACAGGGTGATGGATATGATCCGATTAATACAGCAATAAGAGTTATACCATCTGGATCAGGAGAAATTATTAGCACTAAAATTCATGAGTGGAAAATAAACTCAGTAGAAAGATATAGTAAATTTTTAACTGACAACGAATTTACATCAGCATTTATTCAAGTAAATTCAAATTTAGCAACTTACAATAATAAAATTTGTTCCTTTTACCCAGTTAAAAAGTTTCGTGATTTAGTTGGTGATAATTTGGATGGTTCTTTTAATGAATTGACCACCAACCACTCAAAAATTGTTGGTTGGGCTTATGATGGAAATCCAATTTATGGCCCAGTTGGTATAAACACCGCAGGAATAACCACATTTATGGAATCTAGTTATGAAATTGATATTATTAGTGATGTAAACTTGAGACCACCTCTTACAAGTGGATACTTTATTCAAGATTATGTTTATAAAGAAAATAAAGATTTAGATGAATATAATGGTAAATTTTTAACAAATTCCGATTTCCCAAATGGAACTTATGCTTATTTCTCAACCATAGACAGTGTTACTAAAAATCCATCTTTTCCATATATTACATTTATGCATCGTAATGCTACAGATGCTTTTAATTATGATAACCGTAAAAGACAGACGGATGAGATTCTTAATACTGGAGAATACAAAAGAAATGTTACTCACTTAGGATTAAATGATCGATTTAGAAGATATCCTCTCTTACAAGACTCATTAGATTCACAAGCGGTAGTCAAAGTAGATGGAATTGAAAGTTCAAAAATTACAAAAATTACAGTTGATCAATCTGGAATCAATTATAAAGTTAATGATTTAATAAATTTTAACAACAATTCAATATCAGCCAATGTCAAAGAGGTTATTGGACAACCAGTAGTATCAATAGGAACTACGGAACAAAATATTGATAATATAGAATTTTCAGTAATTGATAAGGAGGTAATTGGTTTTACCACCCTACCACATGGATTATCAGATGGTGATATTGTTGAAATATCTGGAATATCATCAATTTCTTACAAAAATATAGAGGGAATAAGAACTATTGGTATAACAACTTTAGTTTCTAATTTATCAGAATCTATTGGTGCGTCTTCTGCAACTGGGATTACAACTTTTATAAGTTTAATTACCCCTACTAAAACTAGAAAATTTAAAATAAATGATGTTATTGAGATTGGATCAGAACACTTTTTAATTCTTAATTATGATGATATTAATAATAGATATAGAGTTAGACGGGGATATAATGAAACGTCATTTGTCACTCATAATTCAGGAACTGCAGTTAAGAAACTAGAAACACAATTTTCATATAAAATATCCAAGAAACTAGAAAATAAAAATGTCGAATTTCCTAAAATTAGATATTTTGAAGGATTGAAATCAGTTGGAATAGGAACTTCTATATCAAATGTAGCTGTTGCAGGAGTAGGAACTAATCCAGGTATAGGAACAATTTTTAAATCAATTCCACCAAAAGCAATATATTTACCTAATCACGAATTTAATAGTGGAGATGAAGTTAGATTAGTTTCTTTAGGGTCAACCATAAATGCAACGAAAGATCCATTATTAAATAATTCATTTGATTTGTCATCCTTTGATAAACTTTTCTGCACTAAACTTAGTGGTGAATTTATTGGATTAGCGACTGAAAAGGTAGGAATAGGAACTTTAGGTATTAGTTCAACTTCTGAAAATGTATTTTTTAGAGAAGTTTTAACCAATACAGGATCAATATCTCAAGATGATATTAAAATAGAGTTAATTACAAATAATATATCTGGATCTTTAAGAAAAATAAATGGAACTGTTACTGTTGCCACTGCCACAACGTCAGGACAGCAGCATGGACTAAGTTTAAATGATAATTTTAAATTACACATAAAATCAAATAAAATTCAAACTTTTAATTTAAAATACAATGAAAGTATTAGAAAATTAGTCATAAATCCATTATCATTTACCGATTCAGCAATTGGTATAGGAACGACATTATCAACAATTACAATAAACAACCATGACTTTGAGACTGGAGATTTAATTGTTTATAATTCATTAACTCCTGCTAGCCCGTTAGTTAATGATGGTGTTTACCATGTGATAAAAGATTCTCCTAACACCATAAGATTAGCAGAAAATTCTTATGATTTATCGGTTTTTCCATATAATTACATTGGAATAGGAGAAACTGGAGGACAAAATCACGAAATATCAAAGATAAATCCAAAATTAACTTTATTCAAAAATAATACTGTAGAGTTAGTTACTTCTGATTCAAGTTTATCTAACTATAATATAGAATTTTATGAAGATAAAAATTTTCAATCAAAATATAATAGTGACTTAATTACAAAGACTAACGAAAAAACTGTAATAACTGTCAGTGATTCGTTAGCACCAAAATTTTTCTACAGAGTTCAAGGTAAAAACAACAATTCAATAAAAACACATTTTTTGCCTGTTGATGAAAGAGTTCCAAATCATTCCCAAATAATATTATCGGAATCTAAATTTAATAATCAATACAAAGTTAGTGGAATCAATACTAATACATTTAAATTTAATTTAACTGGAATAGCTGAAACTAATTCATATACATCTGCTGGAATTTCATCGATGTTCTATTCAACATCAGCCCTTAATGAAAAGGGAGGGATATATTCAGTAAATATTTTAAATAGAGGACTTAATCTTAAACAATTACCCCTAATTACATCAATAGGCACTACAGATGGTACGAACTCTGTTTTAACTGTAGAATCAGATGAAATTGGGAAAATAGAAAGTGCTAAAGTGATTGATCAAGGATTAGAGTTTTCTCCAGATCGCACTTTAAAACCAAAAGCAGACAGCAATGTTCTTTTAAAATTAAAAAATGTATTAACTTTAGATAGTATAGGAATTACTTCAGGTGGATTAAATTACACTAGTCCACCAAAAGTTTTAGTTGTTGGGAATCCGAGTATAGTTGCTCAAACAACTTTAAGCGGAACTTCAATAGACAGTGTTTCAATTTTAACAAATGATAGTGGATTATCAGATGACGTTAGAGTTATACCAATAGTCAATTCTAATGGGGTTGTGGTAACTAATGCTTCTACCGATGGCAATAAAACAGTAACTCTTGGTTTAAGAGCACCAAACCCAGAATCTGGTTCAGATAGTGGTTTTTACAACTCAGGAGGAAGTTTTCCATTTGAAGTAAATGATGAAATATTTGTTGAAAATATCAAAACTGTAGAGGGTGTTGATACATATAACTCCAGTGCTTATAATTATCATTACTTTAGAGTTACTGGAATTGTTACCACAGGTGGCCAAGAATCTGTTAGTTATTCATTAGTTGGTCTTGGAACAACTGGAGGAACTTATCAACAGGATAATAATTTTGGTAGAGTCATAAAGAAGAGTGATCTCGTTTCATTTAAACCAATATTTAAAGAAACTCAATTTCAGGATGATGAAGTTGTAACAGTGGATGGTAAAAATATTTCAGGAATAGTTGCTAAAAATGGTTGGAATCCAATCTCAGAGACTTTAAAGGTATTCAGTGTTAACGGTGATTTTACAGAAAACGATAAGATTGTTGGTTCAGTTACTAATAACAAAGGAACTGTAACCACTCAGTTTAAATTTGATTTTGATTTAAATGTTGATAGTTTAGCAAATATTAGTAATAGTTGGAAAACAGATACTGGAAAATTAAACTTAGATGTTCAAAGACTTCATGATAATGATTATTATCAAAGATTTTCATATTCAATTAAAGGTGCAGTTCCATTTAATACTTGGAAAGATGCAGTTAATAGTTTAGATCATGTTGCTGGATTTAAGAATTTCTGTAATTTAGGGATCGGATCCACAGCACAACAAAGTCTATCTGCAGATTCTGAACTTGGGCTCGAAGTAGATGTTGATCAAGAGGCATCTGTTCATGAAAAATATAACTATGATCTGGTTAGTGAAGATACTAATGATTCAGAATTATCGAAATTAGTCATATTTAAATCAAAAATTATAACTGATTACAATGAATCTAGAACAAATAAAGTACTCTTAATTGATGATATAAGTTCTCAATTTACTGGAATAGTTACTACCACTGGTGGGGGTGTCATTGGAACAACTAGTTTTAATGTTTTTGCAGATGGTAATTCATTATTTCATAGAGAATTTGATCCATCAATAGGAGTGTCAACCGAAACATATAAAATAAATTTACCAAAACATAATTTTAATACTGGTGAGGAATTAGTATATAAAGCATTAAATGGGAGTATTGGAATTGCAAACACATCAGATGTTAACGCTGGTGTAGCTGCAACAAATTTATTACCTTCAACCCTTTTTGTAATTAGAGAAGATGCAGATAATATCAAAGTTGCAATCTCTGCTACTTTTGCATCTGCTGGAATTGCAGCATCATTTACTAACGTAGTAGGACTAGGAAGCACTAATTCTCTTTCAATTCCATCAGAAAAAGCCACAATTAGAACTTTAATTAGTATTGATAATGTTATTCAAAGTCCCATAGGAATAACAACCGTAATTTCTGTTGGTTTATCGACTGATATTGGAATTTCAACTACCACTGTATTTTTAAATGACACTTCAGAAATTTCTGGTAAATCTCTGTTTAGAATAGAAGAGGAGATATTTAAGGTATCAGGTGTTGGTGTTGGGACGACTACTCTTAGTGTTCTTAGAGGTCAAATGGGAACTGTTGCTGCAGCACATACAGTGGGAGCAGCAGTAACAATAATCAAAGGTGATTACAGAATTAATGAAGGAAGACTTTACTTCACTGAAGCACCATATGGGCCAACAGGAATTGTTGGTATAACTACCCACTCCACATTTTCAGGTAGAGCATATTACAGATTAAATTATAATTCTAACAAAATTATAGATGACATATCTGATAGATTTGATGGAAGTACAGATAAATTCAATTTAACAACCAATGGTGTTCAGTTAACTGGTATTAATACTAATTTTGGTGCTATATTAATTAATAATATATTCCAAAAACCTTTTTATGGAGATGTAGGTGATATCAATAAATCAGATTATCAAATTGTTGGAACTGGACAAACAATTGATTTTACAGGAACACCAGCAAATAAAGATTTACCTAGAGGTGGAATAATTAATGAATTTGATGTTGGTATTGGAAGTGGTTATCAAGTTCCTAAAAAAGCAATACTTACCGCAGTTGTTTCTGCAAGTGGAACAATTCAGTCTGTAGGAATAGCGAGTGGTGGTAATGGTTATCTATCAAACCCTTTAGTCTCTGTAAGTTCTACAACTGGAGTTGGTGCAGCGATTTCTGCGTTCGTAACTGCTGGTATAGTTACAGCTGTTACAATTGCGAATCCAGGTAGTGGTTACACTTCTACAGGAATATCTACAGGAATAAATTTTGTCACTGTTGCACCTCCAAGTCCATACAAAAATATTCCTTTGTCTGGTGGAAACGGATCTGGGGCTACTATTGATGTAGTTGTAGGCACAGGTGGTAGTATTATATCATTTGATATGGCAGATCGTGGAATAGGTTATGAAATAGGTGATAATTTGGAATTAACTACTTTACCATTCCAAGTTGGAATAGGAACTAGTGCTTTTAACATAACTGTAAAAAACAAATTTCAAGATAAATTTGCAGGATGGTGTTTTGGGCAATTATTAGAATTAGATGATTTTAGTGCACAATTTAACGGATTTAGAAAATCATTCTTAATAACAAGAACAGTTACGACTAAAGAATACTATAGTATAGTTGCTCAAGAAGGTTCAGGAATAATTTTACAAAATAATCTTTTAATATTCCTCAATGATATTTTACAAAAACCAGGTAATGATTACTCATTTGATGGTGGAACTAGAATTACATTTAGAGAGGCACCTAAATCAGGTAGTAAGTTTAAAATGTATTTCTATACTGCTTCTACTGATGATTTTGTTGAAGTCGATGTTGATGAAACAATAAAACCAGGAGATAAATTAACATTACAGTATTTTAATGATTCTGTTGTGAATAGTAGTATATCACCAGATGGAATAAGAAGTGAGTCCGTCACATCTTTAGGTAAAGTAGCAAGACAAGATCAAAGAGTTGTTTATGAGTTAATTGCATCTGATACTGTAGAAACAACAACTTACTCTGGTGTTGGTATATCCACTGATGCCGATTTTACTCGTCCAACTGTGTGGAAGAAACAATTACAGGATTTAATTATAGATGGAGTGAGTATATCTAAAGAAAGAAATTACTTAGAACCACAAATATTACCAACAACTGGAATAATTAAATCAATTTCAACAAATGATGGTAAAATTTACGTTAAAGACTCTTGGTTATTCAAACAAGTTGATAATTTGGGACAAACTCAGAATGATATAAACATCGTTGGTATGGGAACAATAGCTTCTGTTGAAACAATAGAAAAAGTTTCATACAACGGTGACTATGGAATCATAGTTGGAATTGGAACAAGTGCTGTTGGTATAAACACAACTAAACCTGCCTTATTTTTTGAAATTAAACCACATCCCAACATATATGATGAAGATGGAACGCCAGCTGGTAGTGAATTAAATAAAGTATCTAAGTCTGGTATTACCACTGGTGATTATTTTGTAATTCAAAATACAAGTATTGGTGATGGAGTTACTGGAATTAGAACCACATCCTCTGGGCCAGAAACTGTTAGTGTTGGTAACACCTTCCTAGATAATGTTTATTATGCTGAAGATTATGTTTCTGTTGGATCATCCATGATAAGAGTATTTGCAAATGTCGATTCTATTTCAGGTATAGATACAACAACATTAATAAGTCAATCTAAATATGGTACATATAGTTGGGGTTCAATTAATGTAACCAGAAGTTCCGACTCAAAATCATTTACTTTCCACAATCAAAACGGAATAATTGGAATTGAAACATCTGCTCAAGTTATAAGAACTCTACCAATGAAAACTTCTTATTAATAACAGGTATAAATAATCAAAAAATGTAAGTATCAATGCCCGCAATAATCACTGACCAATATCGTATATTAAACGCAGAAACTTTTATAGACAGTTTTGTAGGTATTGGTACGACTGGAAATAATAACTATTACACCTTTTTAGGACACCCTAATCCAAAAAATGTGCAAGTAAAAAATTATGGATTTGAAAATTGGGGAGCTCCTATTCCAGATCCTATAGATTCTTTTTCTCAAGAAAATTTTTATCATGATAGCATGTTATTTTTGAAAAAAGTAACTTCAGATGATGTTCGAAGAGTTATTCCAAGAATAAATTGGCAATCTAACTCAATATACGATATGTACAGGAATAATTATCATGGGAAAAATAGTTATACTGATCAAAATTTAACACCTCAAACAAAATCTACAACTTTGTATGGATCAAACTACTATGTCGTCACATCAGAGTTTAAAGTTTATGTTTGTATAAACAACGGTTCTGATCCACTTAATCCAGATGGATCCAAATCATTATTTGAACCAACTCATACAAACACTGCACCTCAACCTGCAGGAGATGATGGTTATTTATGGAAATATCTATTCAGTGTTTCTCCTTCTGATATTGTTAAATTTGTTACATCAAAATACATACCTCTTCCTAAAAAATGGGGAGATGCAACTAATGAAAACATAAAAAATGCTGCTGTAGATGGAAAAATTGAAACTATAGTTGTTAAAGATGCTGGAACTGGTATTAGTGTTGGAAGTACAGATGCAGGAACAGTTTCACAAGTTCCAATTAGTGGTGATGGATCTGGTGGTTCAGCAACAGTTAAAATTAAAGGGGGGTCTGTAGATTCTGTAACAGTTATTGGTGGATCTAATTACACATATGCAAATCTTAGATTTATAACTGGCACGTACGTTGGAGAGAATGGAAACAACGTTGAACTTGGAGTTCCAGCTTCTACTGTAAATCAACCAAATTTTGAAGTTGTAATACCACCTAAAGGTGGTCATGGGGCAGATGTTTACCGTGAACTAGGTGGATTTAGAGTTATGTTGTATTCAAAATACGATAATAATGTTGATGATGCACCAGATTATGTTATTGGTAATGATTTTTCTCGTGTTGGTATAATCAAAAATCCTCAAACTTTTACTGGAAACACACTTCTAAATAGTACGACTGCAACAAGTTTAGGTGCTTTAGCTTTAACTTCTGATGGTGCAGCTGGAGTATCTACCACATCTCAAGTTACGTATGCTACTAATAGCATAATAAAACAAACAGTTGGGGTAGGATCCACTGCAGTTGCATATGTTGCCTCTTGGAATCCAGAAACTGGAATCTTAAAGTATTATCAACCAGTTGGTTTTTCAACATTAGCATCTTATTCTTATAAACAACTTGATTTTATTGCTGATGATAATGCTCCTATAATTAATGCCAACGCAGCTGGAGGAGATCTTATTATTAATAAAAATTTTAATGATGATTCAATTTCTACTGCAAGTGGAAAAAATGTTGCTCTAAGTCAATCATTTATTACTGGTATGGCAAATCCAGATATTAAAAAATACTCTGGTGATATCATTTATGTTGATAATAGAGCACCAATCACAAGATCAACTTCCCAAAAAGAAGAAATAAAAATCGTAATAGAGTTCTAAAAAGATGCCACAAAATACCAATTTAAACGTTTCCCCATATTTTGATGATTTTGTTGATAGTAAAAACTATCAAAAAGTTCTATTTAAACCAGGATTTCCAGTTCAGGCTAGAGAATTAACAACTCTTCAGACAATTCTTCAAAATCAAGTAGAAAAATTTGGGCAACACTTCTTTAAAGAAGGTGCGATGGTAATTCCTGGCGGAACTTCATATGATGATGAATATAACGCAGTAAAGATAGATCCAAATTTTTTAAATATACCTGTTTTTAACTATACAAAAATTATAGCAGACGCAAGAATAAAAATTCAAGGAGAAACTTCAGGAGTAGAAGCAACAGTAGTTAATAGACTAACATCTGCAGAATCTATTGATGGGTTTGATACTTTATATGTAAAGTACACTAAATCTGGAACAGATGGAGAGACTAAAGTATTTTTAGATGGTGAAAATTTAATAACTCTTTCATCTTTTAATTATTTGAATACAAGTATAACAGCAAATAGTCAATTTGCAAGATGTATTGTATCTGATGCAACATCAACTGGTTGTGCCTTTTCTGTAAGTGAAGGTGTTTACTTTATTCGTGGATTTTTTGTAAAAAACGTAGCATCTACTGTGATATTGGATCAATATACTAACGAACCAAGTTATAGAGTCGGATTTTTAATAAATGAGGAAACAGTAAGAGCATCCTCTGTAAATTCTGATTTGTATGATAATGCAAAAGGATTTTCTAATGAGTCAGCACCAGGTGCAGATAGATTCAAATTATCAATTAGTTTACACAAAAAACTGTTATCAGATAGTAATGATGATGATTTTGTCGAATTATTGAGAGTTGAAAATGGTGAAATAAAAGAAATTGTTACTAAAACTGAATATAATATTTTTGCTGATGAATTAGCTAGAAGAACTTATGACGAATCTGGCGATTATTATGTAAGACCATTTACTGTAAATGCTAAAGAATCTTTAAATAATAGAATTGGTAATAAAGGGGTATATTTTGATACACAACAAACTCAAAATGGTAATATACCGTCTGATAATTTAATTAGTTTACAAATTTCATCAGGAAAGGCTTTTGTAAGAGGTTATGAGGTTGAAAATATTGGTACATCATCAATAGATATTTTAAAACCAAGAACGACAAAATTAGTTGAGAATCAAAGTGTTCCAATTAGAATGGGAAAATCAGTTTCAATATCGAATGTTTTTGGATCACCAGACGTAGGTTTTCAAAATAATACTATCAGTGGACAAGTTCAATTATTACGTAATCGATTGACTGTTGATAAAGCTGCTGCTCCTGGAGCATTTGATGCAGATGAGAGAGTTGGAACTGCAAAAGTTTATGATTTTAAACAAACAAGTGCTACAGGAGTAGCAGTTACAACTTATAATTTATCAATTTATGATGTCCAACTTTATACACGTCTTACACTCTCGAAAAATATTGATGTTGATTATGGTGCTTATACCCGTGTAGAAGGAAAAAATAGTGGGGCAGTTGGATATTCAGCATTTACGATAACAAATACCTCTCTGATTGTTCTTACCGATGTTACAGGAGAGTTCCAACTTAATGAACCATTAATAATTAATGGTATTACTGAGGGTAATAGCGTAACCGCAATAGAGGATAACACTTTTGAAGATGTTAAAGCAGTTCATAGCTCTGGTGGTTTAGGAAGTGGTAGCACAACTTTTGCAGCAAATACAGTTTTAAATTCTAAGAAACAAATATTTCAGACAGGTGCAGAATTTGAGATTCTACCACTTTCTGATAGTACTTCTGGTTTTTCAACTGTAAGAGGGTCTTCGGTTACAGATTTTAGAACATTAGTTAAAGTTGGAGATATCATTAGTTATACTGGGGGTGCAAATATTGGCAACACTATTCCCACTTTTAACCGAGTAAAAGATATTGGTATTGGTGGAACTAGTTTCCTCATTGAAAATGTTGCAGATGTTTCTGGCACATGTAATGGAGGAGTTGCAGCTTCATCACCAACTGATATTTTTGTTCGTGTTCCAACTTTAAATGAATCAGATGATCCAGGATTTAGAGTTAAATTAGCAGATGAATACATTTCCTCTATTAATGTTTTGGATAGTTCTTATGTTATGAGAGAACAAATAACAAAGACTTTTAGTAATAATTCAGTTATTTTTAATATTACCGATATTTCTACTGCTGGAGATACAACTAATCTTTTCTTTGAACCATTTAGTGCAGACAATTATATTTTAGAAATGTTTGATAGCACTCCTAATTCGAGAGTTGTTGAAAAACTTTTACCAACAATGGTAAGCGTGGATATTGGATTAAAGCAAGTTACAATTTCTGGTCTATCTGGGCCTGCCACCAGTAGAACTGCAAAACTCACAGTAGCAGTAAGAAGAAGTAAATTAGTATCAAAAGAAAAATCCCTTACGAGATGTAGTAGTTTAGTCATTGATAGATCTGAATCAGTTGGATCTGGAACAACAATTGACGGATTAACAACAAGTACAATATATGGAACAAGAGTTCAGGATAAAGAATTATCATTAGATGTTCCTGAAGTAACTCGTATTTTAGGAATATTTGAAGCAAATGATGTAGTTTCTGATCCTCCAAGTTTACCATTAGTAACTGTAAATAATCAAAGTAGCACTTTTACTAATAATGTAGTTGTTGGTGAACAATTTATTGGTTCATTATCAGGTGCAGTTGCTCGTGTGGTAATCCCACAACCGACTCAGTTGTCTTTTGTTTATGAAAACGAAAATACCTTCGAGATAGGAGAAACTATCTCTCTGAAGACCTCTGGCATCATTGCTACAGTGACTGGAGTAGCACCTGGAGATAGAAACATACTTAAAAATTATGATTTAGATAATGGACAAAGAATTGAATTTTGTGATTATTCGAGACTTATTAGAAAATCTGATGCTGAAAAACCAAGTAGAAAATTAAGAGTTATATTTGATCATCTTTCAAATAATGAAGTTTCGGGAAATGTGGAAACAGTAAACAGTTATAATACCCTTAATTATACAAATGATATACCATTTGTATTTGATAGTTGGGCTTCAGATTATCTAGATTTTAGACCAAGAGTTGGAACTTATAATAGATCTAGTTCTACTATTTCACCATTTGTAAATGCATCTAGAGATTTTAGTTCATCACAATCTGATAGTGTTATCTCTGGAAAAACAGTAATAGTAGATTATTCTTATTATCAAGGAAGAATTGATAGATTATATTTAACCAAAGATGGTGCGTTCGTAATGAAGGATGGTACTCCATCTAGAACTCCAAAAGCTCCAGTTCCTAATGAAGAGGGTTTTCAAGTAGCTACAATTAAACTTCCACCTTACATTCGAAATGCTGAAAATGAAATTTTAATTAAGAGAGTTCCTCACAAAAGATATACAATGAGGGATATTGGTAGTCTTGAAAGTAGAATTAAAAATTTAGAAAATTACACTACACTATCATTACTTGAAACTGATACTAAAAATTTAGCAGTTAAAGATCCAAACACTGGATTAGATAAATTTAAATCAGGTTTCTTTGTCGATAATTTTAGGAATCACAATTCCCACAATTTAACAGGTGAATCTAATTTTGATATTGATATTGAAAATAGTGAGTGTAGACCAAGATCCACTGAAAGAAATGTAGCATTAGTATTTGAAACAACTAGCACAACTGCAAGTCCAGAATCATCTGATTATAAATTTGCTAGTGATTTTCCAGATTCTAATGTAACTAGAGGTGGAGCTGCATTAACTTTAAATTACTCTGAAACTCCTTTTATAGTTCAACCGAATGCAACTAGAGTTGAAAATTTAAATCCATTTATGGTTGATGTCTTTGTTGGATCAATTGAATTAACCCCTAACTCTGATTTTTGGATTCATGAAGCACCCATACCTCCACAAAATGTTGAAATTGATAATGTTTATGATGCAATGTCACAGTTATTAGGAGTAGAAGATCGTGAAAATGGTGGAATGGCATCTAGTTTTTGGAATTCTCATGAAACCACTTGGAATGGTAGAGATAGTGCAACACTAATTGATGAGTCGATCACAGGAAGACAAGTTCTTTCATCAAGATCTAGAACTAGTACTAGGAGAACTGGTAATGCGATTACAGGAGGTAATATACGAACCACAACGACCACTACAAGAGATATTAGAAATACTATTGAACAAACATTTAGAGAATCTGGAACTCAAAAAGAATTTGGTCTTGAATTATCTTCCAGTGAAACAGTTGTTGATTTAGGAACTAAGGTTCTTGGTATTGATGTGCTTTACACTGTAAGATCAAGAAATGTTGAGGTATTTGCAAAGAGATTAAAACCAAACACAAAATTTTATGTGTTCATGGAAAATCAAGACTTAACTAAGTATGCAGTTCCAAAATATCTTCCAATAACAATGACAAGAGGAAGTTTTAGTGTTAATGAAGAGGTTGAAACTGTTGAATCTGCAGGTAGTGGAATACCAAATATTAGATGTAGAGTTGCTAACCCAAATCATAAAATTGGGCCATACAATGATCCAAATGAAATTGTAACCATCTTACCTGTTGCAAATGATTCTGACCCTATAGCAGTTCCACAGACATATTCTAGTACAAGTCAAATTTTAAATATTGATACTGCTGATTTAGCTTTACAAAATAATCCTAATCATTTTGGATATGTTAAAAAAGGACAGTCAATCGTAAATTCTTCAGGAACTGCAGAAGCGACAATTGGAGACATTTCTTTAATGAGTGATAGTGATGGAGATTTGATCTTCTCTTTACACATACCAGATCCCACAGAATCTGGAAATCCTACATTTACAACTGGAAGTAATACAATTAAAGTTACAACTAGTGAAACCAATGCATCAATATTAGATCCTGGTTCTAGCTCTGCAGAAGAAGAATATTTTTCAAGCGGATACCAAACAAACACTCAAGAACAAACTTTATCAATTAAAGCACCAGTTATTGAAAGAGTTGAAATTGGATCTGTTGACGTATCAAGAACATTTACTGATACTAGAACTGAAGACGTTACAGAAACTACAACTAATGTTCAAAATCAAGCAATACCTAGAAGAAGAAGAAATAGTTCTCCAGCTAGAAGAAGAAGAAGAAGGAGAAGAAGAGGTGGAAGAAGAGGAGACCCATTAGCACAATCATTCCTTGTTGATGAAGCAGTGTATGAAAGTGGTATATTCATTACAAGTGGTGAATTATTCTTTAAAACAAAGGATGATGAGATTCCAGTAACAGTTCAGATAAGAACAATGAGAGATGGAATACCAACACAAGAGGTTGTTCCATTTGGTGAAACTAAAATAAAACCAGAAGACATAAATTTATCCGAAGATGGTAGTGCAGTTACTACATTTAAATTTGAAACACCTGTCTTTCTACAAAGTGGGCATGAATATGCCATAGTTTTAATGGCATTTTTCACTGAAAAATATCTAGCGTTTATTAATAGAATGGGAGAGTCAGATTTGATCACTCAAGGATTAAATACTACCCAACCAGTTCTTGGTTCATTATTTAAATCACAAAATAATACTACTTGGTCTCCAAGTCAGTATGAGGATTTAAAATTTACTCTTAATCAAGCACAATTTATAACAAATACGCCATCAAGTGTTCTACTTTATAATAGTGAATTACCTCTTGGTAAAATAATGAAAAATAATCCAGTTGTTGCATTTTCTAAGAGAGTTAATGTAAAACTGGGAATAGCAACTGAAATGACTCTAACACCAGGTGATGAAATTCAACAAACAGTTGGTGGAGTTGTTAATACGGGAAGAATATTTAAAACTGGTGGGCCAATAAAAACAGGAACCAGTAAATTAACTATAGTATCAAACACTGGTATTGGATTAACGACTGGAACATTTACTGGCATTGGTTTTACATCATTGACAGGAGATGGTCAAGGTCTAGAAGCACAAGTTGTGGTTGCAGGTAATCCACCTGAAGTAACTGCTGGTAATGTTACCATAACTACACAAGGATCTGGATATGCACCTGGTGATTTGCTACTCATGAATCCTGTTGGTGCAACTGGATCTGGAGTAAGAGCAATAGTTACATCTCATGTATCAATTGGTGGAACGGACTTAATTGTTTTAGATGAAGTTAAAAATGATTTTGTACCAACTACTAATATGGTTCATTTTACTCAAGGTGGAGCACAAACTACTTTAATTAATGGTGAGATTACTTCAGTTACTCCAGATTCCATAAGAGATGGTTATACTTTAAAGTTTGATCATAAAAATCATGGAATGCACTCTAATACCAATAAGTTAAGAATTGCTAATTTCCATCCTGACGGAACTCCAACAACACTAACTCAAAAATTAGATGATGATAGCACTCAAATAACTGTCACATCTGGATCTAGTTTTGAAACCTTTGAAGGTAAAACAGTCAATGCCTCTTTTCCTGGTTATGTTCTAATTGATAAGGAAATAATCGAATACAAAGGTGTTTCTGGAAATAACTTGACAAGTATATCTAGAGGTGATGAGAATGGTGGTATCGACTCTAGTTTGAAAGCAAATCATGCTGGAGGTTCTCTAGTATTTAAATATGAATTTAATGGAATTTCACTAAGAAAAATCAATAAAGTTAGTATTGATAACCAACCATATCATAATATTGATCCTAGAGAAAAAACATTTGATAGTTATTTTGTAAAAGTCTCTACTGCATCAACTAATCCAACATTTAATACAACAAAATCTGGAGGTGGTAATGGACTTCAAGTGTCTCAAAATATTCCATTTGAAGCAATCGATCCACAAATAACATCAATAACACCTACAGGAACAAACATAAGTGCTAGAATAAAAACAACTTCTGGAACCAGTTTAAGTGGTAATGAAGCATCATTTACAGATAAGGGTTATGAAAATATAGCTCTAAACAAGTTAAATTATCTTGATGATCCTAGAATCATAGCTTCAAATATAAATGAATATAATATACTTGGTAATCAAAAATCATTTGCTCTTGAACTCACACTTACAACTGATAATGTTGATGTATCTCCAGTCATAGATTTACAAAATCCAAATATTATTGCAATAAGCAATTTAGTTGATGACAAGGTAGATAATTTTGAAACTGATAGTAGACCAAAAATTCCTGGTTTTGATCCAAACTCTGCCATATATGAAACAAAGATGATTGATTTAGAATTTATTTCTAATTCATTACTCGTTCAATTTGATGGACATAGAGAGGCAGAAGGAGATATTAGAGTATTCTATAAATTAATAAGAAGTGATGGTGATGATTCAAACGCTACGTATATACCATTTAATACTAACGGTCTTCCAGATAAAGTCGTAAATCCTAATACGACTCGAAATGGATTTAGTGAATATAAGTATACTGCAGAAAATACTCCACAATTCAATGGATTTATGTTAAAAGTGGTAATGACATCAACAAACCAGGCAAAACCACCTAGAATTAAAAACTTTAGAGGAATTGCTCTCAGGTCATTCGAAATTGAATAATGGAAAAATATTTGAAAGTTGAATCTGACAAGTCTCTAGTCAGAGACGTAGACTCAAATGCCATTGTGAATAGAAATAAAGATGAATTTGATAAATTTATGGAACTTTCTCGAAAAAAACACGAGGAGAAAAAGAAATTTGATAATATGCGTAGTGATTTGGATTCTTTAAAAGAGGATATGAATGAGATAAAAACTCTTCTTCGAAATATTATGGATAAATGATTTATAAATATTCCAAGATAGATTCTAATTAGTTAAATAATGGCAGCATATATCAGTAACATAGTAATCGATGCTGGAGCTGACTTTGATCAAACTTTTAATTTAGAAAGTTCATCAAACGCACCACTAGATTTAAGTGGTTATACTGCAACTTCCAAATTAAAAAAACATCCTGCATCTTTAAATGATAAGGCAACATTTGCAGTTTCATTTCCAAACCGTGCACAAGGAGTGTTGAGAATATCTTTAGGATCTTCTGTTACAGCTGCTTTAAAGGCAGGTAGATATAGTTATGATGTTTTATTAAATGACGGTTCTTTAAAAACAAGAATTGTTAGTGGAAGTGCGATTGTTACTGCTGGAGTTACTACAGGTTAATTTACATGGCTAACATAAAAGTCAGAGTTGGATCAAAAAATGCCAATAAAGTTATATCTACCTTATCTGGTAGTGGAGGAACTTTAGGTGGATTATCAGACGTAGATATATCTGGTGGTCTATCAGATGGAATGGTCTTGGTCTTTAACGCATCAACGAGTAAATTTGAAGCAACTTTAGACCTGACACCAGGAGCAACACAAAATTTAAACATTAATGGGGGAAGTTTTTAAATGGCCAGCATAATACGAGTAAAAAGATCGACTGGCAATGCTGCTCCAGCTAGTATAAACTACGGTGAACTTGCTGTCACGATTGCGAATGGAACACAAGGAAATAAAGGTGGAAGATTATTTGTTGGAGATAATACAAATCCAGATCCAGATCCGATAGTTATTGGTGGTAAGTATTACACCGATATGATGCAAAATACACCAGGTACAGTCGCTGGTGGTG